CCAAAATCATATTTTATGTTTTCTCTATCATACCAAGCGATTCTTATTAATATATTTGTAGCCATATATATTAATATATTTTTCATTCTTTAAACATCTTACATACATATTGTATACATCATTTTAGACGTAACAAGGTAAGGATCCATATTAGAAGCAGGTCTTCTATCTTCAAAATATCCACATCTATTAGCTATAGTCTCGTATCCAACTCTAACAGACGCGCCTCTATCAACTGGTTGCATAGGATTAAAACTAAATTTATCATATTGAGCAGTTTCATATAATCCAGACATTCTTTTATCATTATCTTCGCCATAAATCTTCATATGTTCATCGTGCTTGTGTCTTAGTTTTTCTATAGCACTATAAATTGTATTGATACCTCCAGACTCCCTCATATATCTTGTACTAAAATTGGTGTGACATCCACTCCCATTTAAACCTTCAATTGGTTTGGGTGACCAATCAATGCGAACCTTATATCTTTCACTAAGTCTTTCCATTATCCATCTGGATATCCATAATTGGTCACCAGCTTTAATACCTTCACATGGACCAATTTGATATTCCCATTGGCCTGGAGCAACCTCAGCATTAACACCACTTATATTAAGTCCAGCATTTAAACATAAGTGCATATGTTCTATAACCATTTCTCTGTGAAAAATATTTGTATAGCCTGTACCACAATAGTTTTTAAATTGAATAAAATTTTGATTTTCGTCTCTATCCAGATAGTGTACCCCATTTTTTGCGGCATCACTAATTATAAAATATTCTTGTTCAATTCCAAACCAAGGTTTTTGATCTTTAGTTTGTTCAAAAATCTCATTTGCTACGGCTCGTGTGTTAGTTACTAAAGGTATATTATCTTTATCAAGAGTTTGACATAATACTAGGTAATTTTGGTAAGTTCTATTATTATAAAATGGGTTAGAATATACCGCAACAGGTTGTATTTTAATTTCAGAATGAGTTCCAATAGCTTGTCCAGTAGAACTTCCATCAAAATTCCAAATAGGAAATGATGCTGATGTTATTCCATGTTTTCTCATGTATAATTGTTCATCTTCACCTGGAGTCCAAATTTTAGTTTTGGATCGTAAAATGTTGTTTGCACCTAACCATATATACTCTAATACAAAATATGAGTTCATTATGATTGTAATATTTAAAGTAGTTTTTAAATCATTCTTATTCTTGCAATAAATAATTTTTAATATTTTCAATACAAGTCTTACTTATTTTCCTAACTTTTCCAGTAGATGTTTTATATGTCATATAATCTAAACAATTAGAATCTTCTTGTAATGCACATAGAAGATCAATCAAAGTAGGATGTTCGGTCATAATTACATTAGCAAAATTAGCACTAACTCCAGGTATCTGCATCAACATAATTTTACCAATATTCTCTTTTGTAATAAAATTTTTCTTTTGTGTTTTAATAGTATCAATATATTCATTACTATTACTAGATTGATTGTCTGAAACTTCACTATAATAAGGTTTACGTTTACCTGATTTCATTTCTCTATGAAGTTTATCAGCTATTTTAAATAACATATCAGCAGTTTCTTGACAATTATCGGTTCTGTAAATAGAAAACCCTTTATAATATGACAATGTAAATATAGAAGAATATAAAGCTCCTTGAGTAATTCTAGAGTGTTTATATGGTCTAAAATTTTTAAGATCACCTTCAATAAGATAAAATATATTATGATTATGTAATTCAGTTTTGTCTAATCTAAAAGATTGTTCATTGTATCTACCGTCAGAAATAGATGACGCGAGATCCGATATAAGCTTTCTCTCAAAAATTAATTGTACAGATCCATCATCACAAGCTATTTGAATGTCACCAACACTCAATTGTTCTACAGAGTAGCTAACATTAGAATTAGCACAATTTTGGATAATATTATCAATTAGTTTTATTAATGTACTTTCACGATTATCAATAATAATTTTCATTTGTATTATTATTATTGATTTATTTTTTAAATACTTATTTACTTTTAACCTCTAAATCGTAACCAAGATTTACCTCCAACACCACCAGATGTAGCTGGTCTTTTCGTAGTTGGTTGAGATGAACATCCAGCGATAATCATTCTTTTTCCAGTAAATGGGTCATAATATGAATTTTTACATAGTGGCGCCCCTGTATATGGATTAACACAAGCAGATTGATTTTTTTTTGCACAATTGGTATTAGCAGCACGACCGTCACATGATCTAATAAATTTTAAATTACCCATACCTTGTCGCATCCAGGCACTCTGAGGAGCTAGTCCAGCTTTTTTTGGTCCACCACATTGATTATGTCTGGAAATTTTGGTTGTATTGCGAGCCATTCTACTTCCTGATAAATATCCTGTTAAAGTCATTATATATAATTACAATATTATATATTCTTACAATGATCCACACCAATAAAGAATTTGTACCATGAGAAACGCTTATGTTCTTGTTTTTCTTTTATCACATAACTAATGAATCCAATAATAGTACTTGCAAATATTATTATAACAAGAGATTTATCTAATACTTCAATAATATTATTATATTCACTAATATTGTTATCTTTATAATACTTATAAAAATTACTTAGTAAATAGTGTAAACATAAACATGTAAATACTATTACTGTATTCACTTTACCCATCTTAGTAAAAATAATAAATGCGATCCATAATAAGAAAGTCATTTTTAATTCAGTTAGTGGATGTACTTTTTTACCATCTATACCACTAGCAATATTTAAAGTAAAATAAATTAAGAAAAATATAATACTTAATTTAGCAATTCTATTTGTATTAAGCAATTTTTGGGTACTACATCCAAGGGTTTCAGCTACAAAATTTCCCATAACAGTTAGTGAAAGTAGAAGCAATCCTTTTGTATAACTATCATCTAAATTATAGGTACTATCAAATGTTTTCAATATGAAATTACTTTCAATCATACTTATAATACTTTTATAAAATAAATTTAATTGATCTAAAGATAAGTACATTATATAAGTATAATGTCAGAGTTAGCAGCTAGTAAGCTTTTGCAAGAAGATGATGTTCATGCAACGGATGAAGGATTGGTATTCAATCCATTTAATTCAAACAATAAAGAGATTAGATTGAGCGAAGTTCAATCTATTCTAAAACGTTATGGATTACCGGGTGATGTAACCAACTTAAATTTGTATAAACGAGCATTTGTACATAAATCTTATACAAAAAGACCTGCTCTTGAAAATGAAAAACAAAATATTACTATTATGGATCAACCAAGTGATTGTATGTCTCTAAAACAAAAATCAAACGAGCGTTTAGAATTTTTGGGAGATGGTATACTAGAAGCAATAACAAAATATTATTTATATAGACGATTTCCTAAAGAGAATGAAGGGTTTATGACAGAGAAAAAGATAGCTTTAGTTAAAAATGAGTCAATAGGACGTTTGGCTTATGATATGAAATTAAACAATTGGTTGATCTTATCAAAACACGCTGAAGAAAAGAAAACTAGAACTAACTTGAAGAAATTAGGGTGCTTGTTTGAAGCTTTTTTAGGAGCTTTGTTTTTAGATCATAATAAAATTATTGTAAATGATGAAGAGAAATGGTTTGAAAATTTATTTGTAACAGGTCCAGGTTTTCAAGCAGCTCAGATATTTATTGAAAAGATTTTTGAAGAACATGTTAACTGGATGGAATTGATTAAAAATGATGATAATTACAAAAACATTTTACAGGTTAAAATACAAAAAACATTTAAAACTACTCCTGATTACTTGGAAATTGATCACGATACTGATACGGGTTATCATATGGGAGTATACTTATGTTTAGGTCAACCTATCTACGAAGTAACACAAGAAGATGCAGTACCATTTAGCGAATATGGTTCATTTGATCATATTTTACAAGCGTATGACAAGTTAGGGAAAATATTTGTATTTTTTGGAGAAGGAACTCATAAGATTAAGAAAAAAGCTGAACAGCTAGCTTGTGAGCTAGCATTAAGTTCATTAGAAAATGACGATGAATAAATAAAGTTAATCATTTACAAATTTAATATGTATTAAATTTATATATGAGTTCTTCAAGCATGTCATTAATAGATAAATTACGAAACAAACCTAAAGCAAAACAAAAAGAACGAATTAGAGTTGGTATTAGAGGTGCTCCTAAAGAGAAAGTACAAATAAAAACTAAAATTGTAAATAAATTAGATGAAGGTATTGTTCCTGATAGGGAAACATTGCTTTCAAAATTTAAAACATCAAAAGCTCTAGTAAGTAAAGTAAATATACAAGATGCAGCACCAGTATCACAGAGACCATCGGTACAAAAATCTGAAAAAACTTCAAAATCAAGTAAAACTGTAACAGGTTCTACTACTACTAAAGTTAAACGAAAGAAAGGTAAAAAACTTAAATTGGTTGGTATAAGTAAAGGAACTGTTTCAACCCCTAGTAATGTAAGTTTAGGTAAACCTAAGAGAAAATTGACATTGATAAGAAAAACAAAACAACCAGATCTTTCCGTTATAGATGAAGTTCCAGAAGAAGATGTAGTGGAGGGTGTATTAATAGATCCAAAAAGATTACCTAAACCAGATGTACCTGTAAATATAAGAGCATCTTCATATTATTTGAACAATAGAGAAATTTTTATGACATTCATTAATTCATTATTCTCTCAATACAGAGATGATCTTTTGGATGATGCAGCCAATGTAAGTTGTGAAGCTAGAAAAGAGTCAACAGAATTCAGTTTATTAACACATCAAAGGATTGTTAGAGACTATTTAAATCTGTATACACCTTACAGAGGTTTACTTTTATATCATGGATTAGGATCAGGTAAAACATGTTCTTCTATTGCTATAGCTGAAGGAATTAAAACAGCAAAAAATGTTATAGTTATGACTCCTGCATCTCTTAGAAGAAATTACATAGAAGAGTTAAAAAAATGTGGTGATTCCTTGTATAAGAAAAATCAATTTTGGGAATTTATAAGTACAGGTACAAATGAAACTAATATGGCATTAGCACAGGATTTATCAAGTATACTTTCAATATCTGTTAAATGGATAAAAAAAAATAGAGGTGCTTGGTTAGTAGATATTAGAAAACCGTCTAATTATGAATCCTTATCAACAGATGATCGTATAAATCTTGATAATCAGTTGAATGAAATGATTCGCGATAAATATCAATTTATTAATTATAATGGATTACGTAATGATACATTAGATGAACATACAGCAAATGGTGATATAAATTTATTTGATAATAAAGTAGTAATAATAGATGAAGCACATAATTTTGTTAGCAGAATTGTAAATAAAATTGGTAAACCAGAATCACTAAGTCAGAGATTATATGAATACTTAATGATGGCTCAAAATTGTCGTATAGTTTTATTAACAGGTACACCAATTATTAATTATCCTAATGAAATCGGAATTTTGTTTAATATTCTAAGAGGTTATATAAAAACATTTACTGTACCTGTAAATGTTAAATCAGATAGTAGAGTTGATCAAGATAGAATAAAATCTTTAATAGCTACAAATAGAGATTTATCAAGTATTATAGATTTTATAGAATATAAACCTGCGTCAAAACAAATTCTATTCACTAGAAATCCTTTTGGTTTTGCAAATATATATAATAAGAAAAAATATGATGGTGTAGCAACAATAGGAGAAAGAGGTGAATTAAATGACAATGATCTTATTACAACATTAGCCAAGGTTCTAGGTGGAAATGGTATAGAAATATTACGTCATGGAATAAAGATAGACTTGTTTAAAGCTTTACCAGATGAGTTAGATCAATTTAAATCAATGTTTATTGAAGATGACGGAAATTTAAAAAATGCTAACTTGTTTAAAAGAAGAATATTAGGTTTATCATCTTATTTTAAAAGTGCACAAGAAACATTAATGCCTGAGTTTGATAAAGATAAAAATATACATGTTGTTAGAATTGATATGAGTCAATATCAATTTGGTGTATATGAAGCAGCTAGAGCTGCTGAGAGAAAACAGGAAACAAATAATAAAAAAAAGAAGAAAAGAAAAGGTCCTGATGGTGAATTATACGATGATTCAGTTTCTACATACAGAATCTTTTCACGTGCTTTTTGTAATTTTGTTTTTCCAAGACCAATAGGAAGACCAATGCCTGGTAATGAAGCTATTAAAATGGCATCCGAAGAGTTTTCTGAAGGTATGAAAAAAATAATAGAGGGTGTCGCAAAAAATAAATTAGACGAAGATGAATTAGATGCTGCTACAGCAGAAGAAAGAATAGCTAATGTAGATGGTAGATATACTGAAGACGATAGAAAAGATTTAGAGTCATCAAGTAAAAAAACTTTACAAGACAGATATCAACAAAGTATACTGCAAGCTATGTCAGAATTAAAAGATAATGACGAATTTTATTTAACTCCAGAAGGAAAAGATGGTTCAGGTGGGTTAGCTATTTACAGTCCAAAATTTTTACATATACTAGAAAATATCGTGGATCCAGAGCATGTAGGTTTACACTTAATTTACAGTCAATTTAGAACTATTGAAGGTGTAGGTGTATTAAAGTTAGTTTTGGAAGCAAATGGATTTGTTCAATTTAAATTAAAGAAAGGGTCAAATGGTATTTGGGAAATAAATATTAAAGAAGAAGATAAGGGAAAACCAACTTTTGCTTTGTATACTGGTACGGAAGACCAAGAAGAAAAAGAGCTAATTAGAAATATTTTTAATGGTACATGGGAATATGTACCAAATAATATAGTGACTGAATTAAATAAAATATCCAGTAACAACTTGATGGGTGAAGTAATTAAAGTTTTTATGATTACAGCTTCTGGTGCTGAAGGTATATCTCTACGTAATACACGTTATGTACACGTTGTAGAACCATATTGGCATCCAGTAAGAATGGAACAAGTTATTGGTAGAGCAAGACGTATATGTAGTCATGAAGATTTACCAGCCGAATTAAGAACAGTAGATGTATTTTTATATTTAATGACATTTTCTGAAGAACAATTAACTAGTGATGAATCAATTGAATTAAGATTAAAAGATAAAGGTAAGTTAACGGAAAGACCTTTAACTAGTGATGAAGCTTTATATGAAATTTCAAATATTAAATCAGACATTAACGGAAATTTATTAAATGCAATAAAAGAATCATCTATGGATTGTTCATTACATTCAAGAGCAGATTCTAAAGAACCAATAGTTTGTTATTCATTTGGAAGACCATCACGAGAGAAATATGCTTATTATCCAGCATTAGAAAGAGAAGAAAAAGATGTAGTTGCTAAGATTAATGTAGAGAAAATTACTTGGAAAGCTAAAGAAGTTACTATTTCAGGTAAGAAATATGCATATAGGAAAGAAACTGGTGAAGTATATGATTTGGATAGTTATAAACAAGCTATTCGTGTACCAGGTGCTCAACCAATTTTGAAAGGGAGATTAGAAAAAGATGCTAAGAAGAAACTAAAATTTATTAGAGTATAATAATAAAATTGAATTAATTTTGAGAGAAATACTTAATATTAAATAACGATGATAAAACAACCACTATTCACAATAATTTTACTATTACAAATGTTAGTAATAGTAAAATCTCAACGAAATATATTCTTAATTCCTAGACATCTTCATCTAAAATTACCAGAAGTTGAAATAATAGATATACCATATGAGTATAATGAATATGAAAAAGATAAGAATGC